TTTATCTTATTATTTCTTGGTGGGCTGAGTAGTAAACTCTAGCCCATCGGGGGTCGACCCCCCGCAGCTCTATTTACGATAGATCTAAAAATTCACGAAAGTTTCCTGAAATAAACCTTGATTATTGTCGTACCCTTGTGCTATGATTAGTTTATCAAACAAACGAAAGGAAATAAAATGGCGATTGACCAGATTGAAATCATCAACGGTAAGGCTTCTTACGCTTCTTTGCGTACACCTGCCTACCACCAACTTGGAACTGTTTTCCAAGATGAAGTTACAACTTCAGAAATGCTATCTTTAGCAAACCTAGATAATTGGAATGTTCACCTAGAGGACATTCCGCTACCCGATAACTATTCATCAACAACTAATAACTTTCTAGTTGTGCGTGACCACCCAGAGGACAAGCACCCAGATGTTTTGTCTGTTGTTGGACAGCGTTACAAGACTTTGCAAAACGAGGAATTGTTTGCTTTCGGTGACAACCTGCTTGACGGTGGTCGTTGGGAAGTTGCTGGCTCATTGAAAAATGGTCGTGTTGTCTTTGGTGCATTAGCCCTAGAGCGTGAAACCGTACTTGACCCAAATGGTGTTCGTGATGTTATCAAGAATTACCTTGCTATCTCTACTAGCCACGATGGTTCTAGTGCTGTTCAGGCAACAGTTACACCAATTCGTTTGACCTGTATGAATACTCACACCGCCGTATTCCGTAAGGGTGCTAATCAGTCATTCAAGTTGCGACACACACAGTCTATTGACGGTAGAGTTGCACAGGCTCGTGAAGCATTAGGTTTGGCTAATAAGTACCTTGATGAGTTTGACAAACTTGCACACGCTATGATTGAAACTGAAATCAGCAAAGCACAGTTTGACCAGATTGTTTCTCTTGCATACCCAATGCCAGAAGCAGACAAAAAGGGTGCTATGAAAAAGTGGGAAAATAAACTTGACCTACTTGAGGAAATCTATGTTGGCGATACCAACGGTATGATTGCTGGCAACGCTTGGGGTGCTTACAATGCACTTACAGAACGCCTTGATTGGTTCAGAACTTCTCGCGGTAATGACGAAAGTCTACTTATGGGTACGGCAGGTTTTGACCCTGTTGTGAACGCAGAGAAAAATAAACTATTGTCAATCGTAACTGAAGTGGCTGGGGTATAACCCCCAGCCCTTCGGGGTTTTCAGCCCTTCGGGGTCGACCCCCCGATCCCCTATTTACGAAGCTCCCAAAAATTCACTGAAAAAAACTATTGTTTTTGTCTGACCCCTGTGCTAAGATGTACTTATCAACCTACCGAAAGGAATACAAATGCCAAACTGGTGTTTCAATTCAGTTATCGTATCCGCTAAGACCGAAGCAGAACTTACAGAGTTTCTAGATTTCTGCGACCAGACACATACCTCACACCATAAAAACTGGGACGGTGAAGTAGAAGTAGATGAAAATGCTAAGGGTGTTTTCTGGAACTTTGTTACCCCTACCGACCTTGTTTCGTATTGGGGTAATGACACTATGAAGCCACGACCAGAGGGTACAGACTTTATGACCAACTTTGTAAATGAAATGCAAAATGGTATGGACTGGTATCATTGGAATGTTCGTAACTGGGGTACTAAGTGGGACATACACCTAGAGCGTGATTACATTACTGTTATTCATAATGAAAAAAATGACAACTATTATTTTAACTGGAACTTTGATACTGCTTGGTCGCCAGCCGTAGAAGTGTATGAAGTTATGGCAAAGCGTTTCCCTAATCTTGAGTTTGACTTTGAGATTACAGAGGAAGCCAACTTTTATCTAGGCAAACTAAACTATGCAGGTGGTGAACTTGTATCACAGAATTGGGTAGATGACCCATCACACGCAGACTTTATGGAGTTTGACCTACCTTGTTCACATTGTAACTGGGGTGAAGATGTGTTTGATTTATCAGTAACAGACATTGACGAACTTGAAGAGCAACTCGGTTACTACTATGACGATTGCCCACCAGCCCAGCAACTCAAAGATAGAATTGCTGAATTAAGTATTGACAATCCTAGTGAAGATGTGCTAGAATTGTCACTATCAACCACTACCCAAAAGGAAAACTAAGATGACAGAAATGCAATCATTCCCAAGCCAACCATTAGAACCAGAATTGGTGTATGACCCATACGCCAAGATTGTTGTAAATGTTAGCCCAAGTTACTCAAGTGTAACTCCAGAAGTTTTGGAAGCACATCAGGTAACTTCGCTAAAGAACAATGAAGAAATACGCAAACAGCGTATCATAAAAACAAATGGTCAGATTGACAATGTTCGTGAGTATCTACTTGAAAACTATGATGAACTTGACAATCACGCAGACGAGATTGCTCGCTTGCTTGACATTGAACTTACCAACGAAGTCACCGTTGATGTAAATGTAACTTTCTCGGTTACAATGACACTACCAATGGGTACTGATGCAAATGATGTAGAGGGTCACGATTTCTCGTTTGATGTTATTAGCGAAAACTCAGACTACGAAATTCAAGACTACGATACTTGCACAATCTATTGTACCGAGGGCTAATTCTGCGGGTAGGTAGAAAAGATGTGGCAAGGGATAACCACATAAACAAAAACCCTTTTTTTAAGGAATAGCCCACTTCGGTGGGCTTTTTCTTTGCCCGAGGGGGCGACCCCCAAAGCTGCCTATTTACGAAGGATCAAAAAATTCACGGAAATCTAGGTCGACCCTAAAAAGTACCTATTTACGAAGAGGTTAAAAATTCACGGAAAAAACCCTTGAAAAATGTCGGTGTAGTGTGGTAGGATTTGTGTATCAACCAAACAAGGAGAAAAAATGGCAGAATATCAGGTCATTGTTTATGGCTGGATTACCGCAGATAACCTACAAGAAGCCGAAGAGATGTATGCAGATAATCAGTGGTTTATTGACTATCATGTATTAGAAGATGAAAATGGACAACAGTTTGACCAGAACGATATTGAGGAGTTAGCAAATGCAACAAGTGGCTCTAACTAAAAACTATTATATAACTGTATCTAGTAATAGTAGTATTGTTATAAGTGAAGAAGAATATGACCAGTATCTTCTTGACAATCCCGCCGATGGTGTGGTAGACTACGAAGATATGTTTGACTACTTTGAGGCAAAGGGTCACAATGTAAGTACAGATGAAGAAGCAATCGACTATGAAAATAATGGAGTAGAAATTGAGTTCCTATAAAGTAACCTTTATCGCAGACTATTTTGTCTTATCTACAACCGTAGATGTAGACAGTATCGAGTTAGTAAATCCTAATTCAAGGGGTTCACTAAGCGATACCATTTATGAAGAGCAAATCATTGAACGCAAAGCAAATGATTTTCTAAAAGATTGGTGTGGTTTTGCCCCACTAGAATTTGTTTATTCAACCGAGATAGAGGAAGTATCTTATGCCTAATTACAATGTAGAAGTAACTGTTAATTTTATGTATGAAGTAGAAGCCGACAGCCCCCAAGAAGCAGAAGCACAAGGCTGGAATTGGGAAGATTACAATATGTTTGGTGAAGTCTATTCAATAGATGTATCAGAGATTGGAGAAGATGAAGATGAGTAAATCAATCGATCCCGACCTAAGATTGCTAGAACGAATTGCAGAAAAATTAGCAGAAGACTTAGTACAAATGCATAAGGATACTGCTATTGAATTGCAGTATTGGGAACACGGTCTACGCCTTGTAGATTATTTTTATAACACCTATTCGTCAGTAGAGATTGGAAAGAAGAAAATACGATGACACTAGAAGACCTAAGAGAACAACTACAAGAGAATTTAATTAGTTATATGGATACTGTTCAATCACAGTACCTAGATATAGATAGACAATGGGTCTATGATGATTTATGTCAGGTTATTGTAGACACCTTTAATGAAGCTTTTTTCGCACACCCCCCAAGTACTCTTAAAGCACAAATCCAATAAGGAGATTAAATAATGTATGATGAACTAAAGGATAATATTTATAGTGGTATAGCCAAATATCTAGATAGTATAGATATTGGTCAAGATGAGTCAGCGATTGATAAACTTGTCTTTGATATATGTGATGTTATTGATGAAGCTTTTGAGTGGTATTTCTTTGCAAGTTCCCCACTTAACCTTGACAATAACCCCCAAATCTGATAGGATTTCCCTATGAAACTAATTAGACAACTTACACGCACACAAGACATTTGGCAGGAAGTAATCGTGCCAGATAGTCTTTTAGACGAACTACCCAACCTAAATGCTGAAACACTATCTAGTCTTGATTGGCTAGAGTGGACAGAAGTTTGGGAAACTATTGAGTTTGCACAAGAACCTGTTGAGATAACAGAAAAACTCAATGATGTATTTGATGTAGATGTTTACGACTACGGATTTTTGGAGAACTAATGCAAAAGATATATGACCTAAATAATTTATCAGATAATCAGATTGGTTGCTGGATTGACGGCACTAATATGAGTGGTAAAGAATTAGATATTCAGATTGTTGAAACCGCCCTACACTTTGGTATGCCATTAAATGTAGAAGATTGGAAAGAACTAAAAAACCAATTAGACGACTATCCTGGTGATGAGTTAATCCTTGAAGATTTACAAGGTGTTGCGGAGTGGGCATATGATTGGTTTAATATAAAGGTAGAAGATACAGGCTACTACTTTGAAATAGATGCAAATTGCCTTTTCCTTACCCACGAAGATTTGGAGTTAATCAATGACTAAACAAGAGTTACAAGATAAGATAGATAAGATAAACATAGATATTGCATATGCTGAAGATACGGCGGAGTGGAATAGTTTATGTCAAACTAGAGCAAACTACCTAGATGAATTGGAAGAATTGGAGTGGTTAGAAAATGAATAAAGATGAATTAATCGAACATATGTTTAAGACCCTAGCAGAAGTTGAAGAGCAAGATTCCAATAATTGGGATAGGCTTTTAGAAGCTGGGGATTACCAAGAGATAGACCTTGACAAGGCTTGGCATAACGGCTATGCTAGTGCTATATCAACAGTAAGGAATATGTTAAATGACAAATAAAGTAATCAGAGATGATGTAACTATTACCTATGAAGAGGTAATTCCAGAAGATAAGCAACAGGCAGAGTTTTATGTCTATGATAATGATATGCAGACTTATGCTGTATTAGAGTATAAGGACCGTGTACTTGATGTTGCTCGTAATGGGCAGATGTATATTTCGATCCCGTCCGAAGATTTAGAAACAGGCGAGTGGGTAGAGCATGAAATCAATATCTGTCGCTATTCAGACGACCTAGAGCGGTTTGCAGAAACAGACCAGGAATTATATGATTTGATTCACCTATGGTCGGTAGAGCGTGAGTATGAGATTTATCATAATAACCCTTGGTGGGAAGTATGGAACGATGATGTTCTGCCTGAAGGTGCGGTAATGGATAGTTTCTATGAGGCTATTGATTGGGCTATTGAGTTTATCAAAGATGATAGTAATTGGGAGTCGTAACATCTTGACAACCACCCACATTTTTGATACAATAGACCTAAAGGATAACTATGAATTGGATTGCACGACATAGACAAAAAGCAAAGAAACTCTCGGACATTTTTTCAGATACACGCATTAGTGCTTTGTTGCTCGCAAGGGCTACAAATGACGAAATGAATTGGCAAGCAAAAGCCAATGCGTATGAGTGGGTAAATGGTATGCAAATACTTGACGGATTAGGCGAACCTACTGAATACAATGATGACGGTACTGTAAAACTGCCAGATTTTCCTGTTTAACCTAAAATCCCCTGCTAAAAGCTATTGACTTTTGGCAGGGGTAGGGTCGACCCCTTAAAAAACTGAATAGACATTACGAGAGCCTTTAAAAAATCACGGGAAGTTGGAGAAAAATGGATCAAGATAAGACATACACTGATGGATTAGTATATGCATATAAGCAAATGGAAAGATATACTAAAGCTGGTGTATATGTTATACCTGTTACTGGTATTATGAAGAATATTCTTAATGAAATCCGATCTCAATCTAAATTAGATTTGTCACACATTGAGATAGATGAACCTTTGTGGTATCGACCCCATAATTAATCTATTAGACATTACGAAGAGCATAAAAATTCGCGGGGATTTAGGAAAATACCTTGACATTCAATACTATATATGTATAGGTAATAAGAAAGCATATGAAATCATATAGAATTAGATTAAAACCCCGCATTTTTACACAGTTTTCTATCATTTATGATAGTTTTATCTGTGTTTTCTATGCATTTTGTATGCATATTTGCACACATTTGTCAAGAGATATTTGGTATGGGATTACGATGAAGCTCTAAATTTCACAGGATATGTGGATATATGTGGAGCATAGGGGATTACGGTGGAGTTTTTTGGATCACACAATTACTCATACAAATCAAAAATATCTGTCTATGTCTATATAAACTATTAGATAAATGTCTATTGGGTATAAACTGTGGATAACTTGTGTATATCTGTGGATAACTTTGGCGGAACAATACACTAGACAATCAGCATATACTCTGATATAATTTGTTTATGACTATTGTACAAACAGCAAGAAAAGAACTTGATGACTATATAAAGGAAAACAATCTTGTATTATCCTCTAAGGAATATGAAGAGATGTTTATTAATCTCTATGGGAAGTATATAGATCGTCTTCTGACTAACCCGCCAAAATCTAAGAGAAAGAATGGACTACGTTGAGCGATAAAGCTATAAGAAAGTTAGCCCTTGAATGGTTATCTCACCCTACTACTGAAATATACGGTAAACAATTAATGTGGGCTTTTACAGAAGTACCTACACTATGGGAAAAGTTTGAAAAAGAGGAAGAAATGGAAAAATTACAAGAATTAAAAGAAGCCATATATAAGCTTCATTATAAGGTAGAACATATATATGATAAGCAGTCTTGTTGTCAATGTGGTCAGCAATATCCTTGTGCTACCCTCCGTTTGTTGGATAAACATTAATGAATATTAAAGAGTTTTTAGAGATTATGGGTAAGTCTATTCCTGGTATAGAAACAGAGATGGGTAGGCAGTTAACTCCAGAGGAAACCCGCCAAATTATTAGAGGTGCTATTACTAAATGGAATCTAACCAATCCAGATGAATGGTTAGTTATACCTGCGGAGTTTACCGATGATAAAGTGTGATGTTTGTAGCAAGAAAATAGATATCTGGTTTCCAGATAAAGGTATAAATAAATGTGACAAATGCCACATTACAGGAGCGAAATGATGCTAATTATAGAATCTTTAGTGCTATTCTTTGTAGCACTTAATTGTGTATATAATATCAAAAAGTATTACGAGGACAAGAAAAAATGACGGTAATTGTAGGACTATTAGATAATGGTGTTGTTCATCTATGTGCCGATAGAGGTATATCAGATGACGATATCATTGTTTCTATGTCTGCTCCTAAGATCCGTCAAAATGGTGCATATATCATTGGGTATGCCGATTGTCCTGGAACAGGACAGTTATTGCATCATATGACACTACCTACTCCACCTAAAAGAAATACAGAAAAGTTTATGAAAACTACCTTTGTAACTGCGGTACGCAAAGCATTGGTAGATTCAGGTGTGGATTTAAAAGAAAATGCTCACGCTTCATTTTTAATTGGAGTGTCTTCAGAGCTTTATTTAATGGATACTTCAGATTGGCAAGTATTGCCTTTGGAGTATATGGCTATTGGTTCGGGGGCATCTATTGCTATGGGATCATTGTATACCACCGCCGTATGGAAATCAGCCGAAAAGAGAGTTAAGACAGCAGTTTCTGCTGCTATAGAACTGTCTCCTGGCTGTAGAGGTCCATTGGATTATCTGGCGGTTTAGTTCTTTCTCGCCGAAAACGCCGTTATTTGCGTAGTTTAAGTAGGGCAGCTAGGTCTTTAACCTTAGTGCCACCATCGTACTTCCAAGCATATCCTTCAGCAATCATTTGCTCATTAAGGGACTTGGCATCTGTGCCAATGAATAACCAACCTAAGATTCTTCCATACTTTTCAGAACTATCTGATTTTTCAGTTTGGATTACGATATGAGTAGCACCTTCAAGTTTGTGCTTTAGATAATCTTTTGCTTCTAGTCCGAGTTTTTTCTCTGCTAGATCTTTTGTTCTTGATTCTGGCGTGTCTATTCCTGCGAGTCTGACTCGTGACGTAAATGAGATATCAAATCCAAGATCAATTTCCACATCAATGGTGTCTCCGTCAACAACTTCCAAAACTCTCTTTACTGTATATTCGTACATACTTAAGTGTACCACAGAGATGCTTTAAAAGCCCCCCAGAGCAAATCTGAGAGGCTTTAAGCTATTTAGGGGGTATATTCTATACCCTACTTTTACACTTTATTTAATTAACTTATTATTCATTCCAAAAAATACCTTTTCTAGAAAAATTTTGATCGTGAAAGTTATATTTCCAAGTAATATCATTTATTTTCTTAAAACTATAACCAGCAGATGCAAGTTTCTTCCACATTAAATAATCACACTCTTGTACAGGATCAAAGCCACCTACATTAATCATAGCCTCTGTTCTAACAAGTGCTGTAATTGGAACAATACAATGCTCCTGTAATAATTCTTGAGAAAACTCTTGAGCGTATTGAATAGCATTTATTGGATCTTCTAAAGTACCATTACTAAAAATAACATCATAATCGGAGCAGTACTCGGAAAGCTTACTTAAATGATCTGGGTATAGAATATCATCATCATCAAGAAAGCATACCCATTCAGTGGTAACTGAGTTTAATAATTGATTATAGGTCCAGTGATTACCCTTATGGTTTGTGTCTACCACTATCTTATGTGCTACTGGTTTTAGTTCTTGGTTAGCCACCGACTCTATAGCATTTATTAACATTTCTTTACGTCTTGGAATGCTTGCTGTTAATACTGTTATGTTCATTAAACTATTCCTTCTAATGCCATCTTAATTCCTTGCTCTAAACTAATTTTTGGTGTATAAAAACTAAGCATTTTAGTTGGATCTGCAACACGATATGTAACTCCGACTGGAGCAGTTTTAATATAATTAAATTCTGGACTATAATTATTAAGATTAGAAACTGTTGATGCTAATTCTCTAAATGTAGTGGCTATGCCAGAGCCTAGATTAATTGGACCAATAATATCTAACTCAATAGCCTTGTCTACCGCATCTACAATATCTTGCATATGTATAAAGTCTCTAACCTGATACCCATCTCCCCAAATATCAAACGGATTATCTTTCCTTAATGCTCTTGCAATGTAAGATGGGAATGGATAGTCAAGGTCTTGGTCCGTACCGTACCCTGAAAATGGACGGAATATGTGTGTGCGAATACCTGCCTCTTGTGCAAACCTAGCAAGATATTCTCCTGTAAGTTTTGCCCAACCATAAGTTAAGTCTGGATTTGATATAGCGTGTAAGTCTAGCATCTGCTCTGAAAGTCTTGATGGATTTGCACCAGTTTGGAACTTTGTTGGATAGGCAGCAGAAGAACTAAAATAAACAATTCTTCCTGGTCTTGTACGCATAGCCCAGTTAAACATCTCTGCATCGATAGATAGGTCTGTTGCTACAGAAAGCGGATTACCTTCAATAGTTATCCTGCCACCAACAATAGCAGCAAGATGAATTACCATATCAAAATATGAGTTATCATCTTTAAAGAAATCACGACAGTCATTACCTTCTTTAAGGTCAATACCTACAATGTCGTGATCTTTATACTTACGCATAAAGTATCCACCAACAAAACCTTTATGTCCAGTAATTAAAATTCTCATATTTTTTTTATTTTTTCTAAATCTAACTCAAACTGATTGTTTATATAATCTGAAAATGCAACTTGGTCGGCACTATACATTGATGGATCATTAACCTCTGAATATAATTCATCAACTTCTGACTTACCAAGAGTATAATGCATATGTTCAATAATTACATCTGGATGATAGTAGATTGCATCAAGTTTTTTTCCAAGTAATAGCCAAAAGTCATCAAGGTATAGGTGTTTTTGATTAGGTGGAGCCATATATCCTATTGCACTAATAATATTAGAAGATATCATTACTGATGTAGGAAGATTTTCTTTTTGAAAAAGATCATTTCCATAAGCTAATCCTTTATTTCCAATGCTAGAAGATAAAGTTACATCCCAATCTTTTGTTCTAATTCTATGATCGTCTCCCATAAAAACAATATAATCATAGTCTTTTAAATATTTTAGTGCTACATAATTTAATGTACCGTTCATTCCCATTCTAGGGTTAACTTCATACAACACTCCATCAATTCTTGGATAGTTATCTGCATCATCTTCATCTATTGCAAACATTAAATCTGTTATAGACGAGTTTTCTATAAAAGATTTATAAAAATCAAGCGAGGCTTTTGATCTACTTCTAGTTGGTACAATTAATAATACTTTATTCATTTGTCTCCTTTATACATAATAAAATCTGTGACCATTCAGTAAGCTTTGTATCTATAACTTTATATCCATTATTTTCTATAAGTTCTTTGTATCCTTCAACATCCCAAGCCCAAAGATGATATTCATAATGAGATTCATCGTTTTCTATATATGGACTAGATGCAATTAAGAACTTTGAAGGTAAGTTTTTTATAGTTTTATGGGGGTCTTCTAGATGCTCTAACACTTCTGTCATAACTGCAATATCAGCATATTCTATATCGTTATTTTTAAAATCAGTATACCGAGCATCCACAAGTCTTACATTTTTAGCATAGTCAATATTTGTTGGCATAAGGTCGTAGCCCCAAGACTTATAAGGTTCATCTTTAATTAAATATAATAAACCACCATCACCACAACCTAAGTCTACTATGGTTTTGCCACCCATATTTATAGCTTTTAATACAAAGTCTTTAGTAATTAATAATCTTTCAATGTGTGTTGATTCTTCTAAATGATGAGCAGACTCTCTATCTTTATACCAATCACTACTTACAAAATCAATATTTTCTTTATTGAATAACTTCCATTCCATTACTACTCCTCTATAAAGTCTTGGTCAATACCTAGTTCAGAATATAAGATAAACTCATCATTCATTACAACTTCATCATAAATTAAACCTTCATAAAAAAACTTAACTCTTGATGTATATGCTCCAAAGTTAACAAGTTCAGCAGTTACCTGCTCTTCAATCATCCAAACTAATTTGTGATTCATTAACGATAGCCTCTTGGTGGATCACCCTTAGCACCGTCAAAATGGAACTCAAATCCAAGTGATTCGGCAATCATTCTAAGCTGATGCAAGTATTCCATAACACTTACCCGCTGTCCATCACCCATAGACATAATTTCATTCTCATATGTTCTTACGGCAAGATAAGATGGAAACTCCACAAAATCAACAGTCATCTTTGCATATGGTTGTTTTACAGACTTTAATGCTGCCAGAAGCTCTGGGGTATACTTAGTCACTTATTGCTCCCAATATCTCTTTCCAAACATCCATAGTTTTGTGTGCATTTTTAAGTTGATTGATTTCTCCATCTACTAAGTATACACCACCCCAGACTCCCCATTCAGAGTTTGTTGCACCGTGATTAAAGCAATCTTTGATTACAGGGCATTGTAGGCATATGTTAGTATCTACTACTTTTGCAAGATCTGCATCTTCTTCATATTTGTCAAAGAACATCT